TCATGCGCGCCGTACAGCCATCGGCCTGCGTCGTTGATGATGTCGTCCTGGTCGAGCGAACTGTGGACGCTCCCGTCCGCAAGGACCTGCGTGACGTGCCCTCGGAGTCGGGTCAGGGTTAGAGCGTTTGGTGCGGGCATCAGTCTACGAGCACCAGTTGGTAGTTCGCGGTCGAGCCGCTCGAATTGCCGACGACGATCTTGTCGATCGCTCTCAGGCTCGTGCCCCCGTTCGTGATCGCGGTTTCGCTCGCCGCGGCCAGCATGTCGCCGTCTCCGAGCGTGAACGGGAAGTTGGCGAGGCAGGCGAGGATGACGTTCGACCCGGTCGCGTTGACGTCGATCAACTGGAGATGCACGTTCTGGTCCGAGACGAAGAACATGGCATCGAAGGTGGCCGGCAGGTCATTGGCCGAGTCGAAGATCGTGGCCGCGGCCGCGGTCGCAAGCGCGCCGGTCCGTTCGTGCTTGGTGCCCGTGACGGTGACGTTGAGCGGGGCGAACCGATGCCCGGTCTGGGCGCCGTGCTTGCCGCGCGCGAAACCGCCCTGGCTCGCCATCTCGAAGAGGTGGATGACTTCAAGGGTCGCCATGACGAATACCCGGCGGCGCTCTGTGATACGCCGCCGGGCCGTGGGACGTGGGGGTCAACGCGCCTGCGCGCAGAAGAGGTAGTCCACCCGGAGCTGGCTTGAGGCCGTGGGGCTCTGGACTTCCATCGTCAGCGTCAGGTCGTCGCCGTTCGGGATGTTGGTCGCGTGCGTGGCCTTCAGGTTGCCGTTCACGTAGTAGAGCACGCGACTGTTGCTCTGGACCCAGAAGGCGAGTTCGACGAAGGTGTCGTTCGCCATGTCGATCCCGGTGTCGGTCGTCGTCTCGTTGTTGCCGTCCTCGGTCAAGGCGAAGATGTCTACCCCGGTCGCGACGGTCTGCCGGAATCCGAGCGATTCGCTCACGCCGTCGAGGATCGGGCCCAGGGTCGAGCCGCTCACGTCCGCGGCGGCAAGCCCGATGAACCAGCGGGTGTCGTCCGCGTCGTCCACGGCCATGCGGCAGCAGAAGTAGATGTCCTTGTTGGACGCCACGACCCACGGCTGCCCGTTCATCTGGCAGGAGCAGAAGTCCGCGGCCGAAGACCCGGTCGTGATCCGCAGGATGCCGCCCGCGGCTGCGTCCTCGACCACGATCGTCGGGGCCGCGTCCCGCGTCACCAGCCAGACACCGCGGTCCGCGACCTCGGAGAACTCCGCGGCCGGATTTGACTCGCCCGGGAGACCGAGGTTCGGGCAGTAGAACGCGGTCTGGAAGTCGTTGAAGTACTCCGGGTCGCGGTCGATCCCTTGTCCGGGCGTCCAGCTTCCGATCGTGGAAATGTTCGGGAATCCCATTGTCAGAGTCCTTTCCGCCGCGACGCCTTGCGACATCACACGGCGTTTCAGGTGACACCCGGCCCGGTCGCCCTCCACGCTGGACGGCAACCAGGCCGGGCGAGGTTCGTCAGCCGCTCGGCGCGAGAATGCCGTTCCGCTGGCGCGAGTTGCAGAAGAGGTTGTTCCAGCAGTCCGTGGGCGCGACCCACGTGAAGGGCTGCTTCGGCATCCGGTACGGCGGCACCATGAAGAAGTACCGGTTCTGATGGAAGATCATCGTGATGTAGTTGCCGTTCACGAAGATGTAGCGGGCCCCGGTCCGGGCCGAGCCTTCCGCGGCGCCGCTGGCGTCCTTCCCGTCCTCGTCGTAGGGGTCGCCGGAGTTCTGGTGGTTGAAGATGGCGCCGAGCCCGTCCGTCCGGCTCCCGTCCATGAGGTCGATGTAGACGATCGGGATGCCCGAGAAGCTGATCTTCGTGTAGCCGGCATCGCTCGGCTCGGCCGTCCGGTCGTTCTCCTGCCGAAGTGCCTGCCGGTACTGGTTGCAGCCATTCCGGCTCGCGAAAATGACCTGGTTCGCCGTCGCGTCCGTGCCGGGCTCGAAGTGCTCCTTGTGGATGGGCGGAGGCTGGAAGCGGGTCATCACCCACAGGTCATCCAAGCCCTCCAGGAGCGACGCGCCCGCGGTGAACGGGTTGGCCGCATCGTACGTCGCGACCTGGTTGCGCCACCGCGTCTCGGTCGCCGGGTCGATCCCCATGATCGTCGTCCAGCCGATCGGGTGGAAGTTGGTCGTGTCCTCGGTGATGAACGCCGGGATCGAGAACGCCTGATCGCCCGAAGACGCCTCCATCTCGGCCGCCACCGGAGCGCGCCACAGGTCCTTCTCGTCGCCGTTGATCAGGCTCGTCCACATCCGCTTCTCGATCTTCCGCCTCAGGTTCTTGTACTGAACCTCCACGTACTGATCGGGGAGCCGCTCGTCGATGTTCAGTTCGATCTCGTGGTCCGTCCAGGACATGTGGTCGCTGGTGAACCGCCAATCCGCCGTCTGCTCGGTCAGGACCTGCGGCTGGCTCCACGTGAATTCACGGTTGGGCTTGTACCGCGTCCGGGTCGAGCCGGCCTCGTCGAACATGACCTCGTCCTTGATCTGGTCGCCGCCCTGGATGACGCGCGACATCTCCTTGCCGCGGACGAAGTACTGGAGCGAATAGCTCCGCAGCACGGCCTCGTTCAGAAGGTCGTTCGCGCTGCGGAAGAACTGCGGGCCCGTGCTTTTCACGAAGTCCGCGAAGTTTTCAATTGCCGTGCCGGGCATTGGTTAGTTCCTTGTGTGAGTGGTCAACGTTTCTTCTGGCCGACCATTTCACCGAACATGGCGAGCGGGCCCGCGTCCTTGCGCGTCCCGAGTTCGGCCTGGAGCCGAGTCTGGGTCGCGGTATCGCCTTGGCGAATGGCGCGGAGCAGCTTGCCTTCAAGCTCCTCGGTCGTGACCGCCTTCGCGGTCGGGACCTTGGTGTCGGTGAGTGGCTGGCCGTTGGCGCGCATGCGGTTCTCGACGGCCTTGGCCGCGGCCCGTTCGGTCGCGACCTCGTCCGCGAAGCACAGCTTGCAGGCCGCCTCGACCGCCGCCCGGGTATCCGGGTAGACGTTCGCGTCCGCCTGCATTTGCGCCATGACGCGCTGCCAACGCGCGTCCTCGTCAACGCCCCAGCGCTCGGACAACTCCGTGCGCGCCAGGGACGCCTCGCGCCGCTCATAGGCATCTTGCATCGCCTTGATCGGCGCCTCCATCTGCGCGATCACGGCCTGGAGCGCCGTCTGGATCGGGCCGACCCCTTCCTCGCCGTAGTACTCCGCGACCGGAGCGAGCACCTCAGTCCAGTTGATCGGGGGGGGCGCCGCCTGCTTTCTGGTCGGGGTCCCCTTGTACTGGCTGAGTTCGCCCTTGATCCGGTCAACGTCGGCGTGCGAAGCGGCCCGTGCCGTGCCCCACTCGATCAGTTCCTGCGGTGACAGTGAGTCGATCACCTTCTGGGGCACGCGGTCGAGCTTCAGCGCCTTGGTCGCCTTGTCGTAGTCCTTCGGGTTGACGCCGTCCGGCACGGTTGCGGTCGTTTCCTTGGACCCGATCGGCTTCTCGCTGGTCGCTGTGTCGGACGCGAACCGTCCATGATCGTCGCGTGCCCGCTCCGAACTCGTGGTGGCTACTTCCCCTGGTTCGGTCGAGGGCACGGGACGGCCACGGATGGATGCGAGGATCTGGCCGACCTCCGCGTCCGGCTGGACCTTGGGTGCGCTCGCGTCTTCCGTTGTACTGGTGCCGTGACTTGGCTCTTTGGGCATGGTCCGCTTCCTGCGGTGCCTGGAGTAGCCTTTCCCGGCATCATGAGTCTATACCACCCATCCCGCCTGCGGGCAAGGGGGGGTACCTCCCGGGTGATCGAAAGCCGGGCCTGGCCCCGGACATCCCGCCCGACGTGGCCTCTACTCCCGGACCAGTCCGTTCCGGGCCATGAACTCCCGTTCGTGCTTCGCGCTCTCGATCAGGAGCTTCGTCTTCCCCGTCCTGGGGTCCCGGACCGCCTCCGCGCCCGGGGTGTGCGGACTGTGCCGCGAACTCAGGTAGGGGTACTGATCGTGTGACCGCATGCGGGCGTCCGCGGTCGTTACCCCGGTCGAGATGATCCGGGTGTACCACCGCTTGTTATGCCGGATCCGTGTTCCGAGAGGCGGGGCCTTCTCGGCTCGATAGAACCGCTCGATGATCGAGCCCGCATCGTTCTGAAATTGGTAGATGGGCATCAGGTGTAGAGGTTGACGAGCGCGTTGATGTGGGTCGCGTCGTTGAGCACGGTCGCGAGCCGGATGAACTCGCTGTTGCCCACGTCCGGCAGGTAGTACGACGCGAACTGCCCGCCGGCCCCCACGGTGAAGAGCACGCTCGTCTGCGCGAACGCACTCTCCAACGCCGTGCCGAACGTCGTCCGTGTCTGCGCGATGATCCCGGCCGAGAAGTCGCTGGAGTCCACGTACGCGCCCGCAGACGCGCCGCCCTGGTCGGTCGAGAGCGTCACGTCCAGCTTGGTGATTTCGCGGACAATGAACTGCCGGTCCAGGTTGCTCACGAACCGCTGATCGGCCGGGACGCCGCGCGCATTCCACGGGCCCACCGAGTTGACCTGCTGCACGAAGATGTCCGGCACGGCCCCGCTGCCGCGCCCGAACGGTGCGATCTCGATGCCGCGGAACCCCCGCATGTTGATCATGTTGTCCGGCTGCGTCTCGGTGATGACGACCAGGTCGGTCGTATCGACGAGCCGGGCGGGGTCCGCGGTCGCGTGTGTCTTCACGAAGCGAAACCAGCCGGTGGAGTGAATCATGCTGCTACCCTGCTTCTCAGCCGCGTGCGGGCGCGCAGGTGTGCGTGCCGCAGACCCGGCGGGTCGAGCCCGACCGTGGGTCCGTTGTTCGCGGTCATGGTGGTGTTGGTGATGAGTTCTCGATCGTTGTCCGTCTCCACGAAGAACACGAGGTTCTCACGCCTCACGTTCTTCGGGCTCACGCCACGTGCAAGCATGAGCATCTCGCCGGCGCTCAGGACGACGTTCCACACCGCCGGCCACCTGATGAGCCCGTTCAGGTTGATCGCGCTCAGGACGATCCGGCCCGCGACGAGCGTGCGGTCGATCCCGGTCGGCGTGGCGGCCGTTGTGTTGGCAGCCCCCGACACGCCGTCAATCCAGGCTGTGCGGCTGTTGGACGCGGCCTCGATCCCGGCAACATGGTGCCACGTGTTGGCCGAGTACGCCGTTGCGCTGTTCGCAACCTTCGACGACCCGTCGTATGCCTGGAACGAGACGAAGTCGCCGGCATCGCCTCCGTTCATGTAGAGAATCCAGTTGTGCCCGCTTCCGCCGGTGTCCTCCAGCGTGAGGACCGGATGGTAGGCGGTGATATTCGTCACGTTCGCCCAGGCGGCGCAGGTGAACCCGGCGGCCGTCACCGGCGCGGTCGCCAGCGACAGGGATTGCGTGCTCGCGCTCACGAAGCTGCGTGCCATCAACGCACCTGGCCCGCTTGGGCTCGCATGACACCGGGGAACGTCCGGCCCGGATTCGCCGACTGAGGCGAGCCGCCCGTGTTCGGGGGACCGTACATGAGCTGCTGCTGCTGCTGCTGAGCCATCTGCATCATCTGGGCCACCTGCCGGTTGTACACGTCCGCGAAGTACGGGTCGTTCGACACGTCGCCGCCCTTCTCGAAGATCACGTCCCAGTTGTAGAACGGCGCCATCGGGATCACCGGCGCGGCCGCAATCAGCAGTTCGATCATCTCGCGGTACTGGGCTCGTGCCACCGCCTCGTTCATGCGGCCCATCGAGTACGGCTCGATCTCCAGTTCCAGGTCCTCGAAGCTGGTTTCCGAGTCCGGCGCGACCCCGCCCTGGAACCACGGCTCGCCCATGTCCAGCGCCACGCCCGCTTCCTCGCCGAGCGGGAACCGGATCCGGTCATCGTGGTACAGGAACCACGCGATATTCTCCAGCACTTCCGTGGTGTTGTCCTTGAACTCGCGTTCCACGAAGGCCGATGAGTCCTTCGACGCGCTCTCGGCCACCGCGATCTCGGTCGCCGTCGATCGACTCCCCACCTGTCCGCGTTCCGTCTTGAACGTGCCTGTCGCGCGGTCCAGCCGGTCCAACGCCTGCTTGATCTGCACCACATGCTGCTCGGTGATGCCACCCTGTTCGACCACCACGACCTGATTCTGCTCGAAGCCCTGGACCTCGATCACGTACAGGTCCGGAGTGTCCTTGATCGCCTTGGCGAGCTTGGGGTTGTCGCTGGAGCAGATGATGACCCGCTTGTAGTTGACGATCGCGTCGTTGGCTGCGTTCACGATCTCGTTGAGCTGTTTCTGCTGCATGTACGTCGCGGCCAGCGGCGCGAGCGGGTAGGGGTCGCCGGGCACCGGGTAGACGCCGAAGAGCACGTAGGGCCCGCGCCGATGGCCCCAGTAGGGACGCGGCTTCCTCAGCCAGCGGGCTCCGCGTCCGCCTTCGCCGAACGCGATCGTGAACAGCGTCCCGTGGAAGTGCGGCATCGTCTGCGCTTCGGGCAGTTCGTACTCGGGCACCCACACCTCATACCCGACGATTTCGCCGCGTTTCGGCACGTTCGCCCGTTCACCCGTCCGTTCCGGCAGGCTTTCCGTCCCCTGATCGACGCCCGCCTTGCGGATCGCATCCGCGTCCCACCCGCTGTCGGGGTCCGCAGCCTCGTCCAGCAGGTCGTCCGCGTCCCGCACCCACTTGTGCCCCCGGAACCGGGCCCCGTCCTCGCTCGCGGCCAGCGGATCGAAGAAATATCGCTCCGGCGGCACCACGTACACCATCGGCCACTGGTACGCCTTCCCCGTCTTCGGGTCCATCCACGGCTGCGGCTGCACGACGATCTGCGCCACGCCGTAGGCAAAACTCTGATGCACGTACAGTTGCACCAGGGCCCGTTGGAGCTTCGTATCCCGTACCACGCGGTTCGTGCCGTGCTGCATCGCGAGCGCGACCGGCTTCTGCGTCGCGGGCCGTCGGGTCTTCACCTTCACACGCGGATTGTCCTCGACCGTCCGAGCCGTCGTCAGCCGGATGAACTCGTAGCTGTGGTTCTCGCTCCAGGACGCATCATCGCCCCGGTACGCGGGCCCGACGTACTCGCACACCATCTCGTGTACGTGCTTGATGTGCACGTCGCGGAACTTCTCCGCAGCCTCGATGTCGGAGGCTAGGGTTTCAGGTGTGGGCTTGTACATCGCGCCGCCGTCACCGCTTCTTCCTGAACTCCCTGGTCACCTTCACGCCTGGGCACCGCTTCTTCGCCTTGGCACGCCCCTTCGCCGTCGAGCACATCGCCATGTAACGCCGCTGCTTCTCGGTCTTCGCCGGCATGTCAGCCTCCGTCGTTCAGTGTCGGCCGTGCGTCTCCAGCGCGTCCACGATGATCTTCGCGTACTCCTGCATCGCAAGCACTTCACGGCCCTTCGCCATCATCACCCCCAGCCGCCTCACGTGGCACACCACGCTGTCGTTGCGGTTGAAGACGTCGATCACGTCCGGGGTCCGCTGCACCGCCCGGAACCGGTTCGCCCCGAACGCCTTCCCGCCGGGGTACTTCAGGAACCTCGCCCGGTCGTGTGCCTGGTCCTCGTCCGTCTGCTGCCGGTGCTTCTCCTCCACCTCCGTCGGCCCTTCGGTCGGATCGAGCGGGATGGCCGGCATGTCGCCGAGCTGTTCCAGGTCCTTCTCGATGTCCGCCCGGCTCCGTGGGCCGCTCCCGGACCCCGCGTGGATCGCGATCCCCTTCTCCTTCGCCAGCTTGCGCAGGTCCGGCCAACTCAACTGCTCCAGCATGTTCGTCGTCATCTTCGGCTCTTCCGGTTCTTCATGGGCTCGCCCGTGAACTCCACGTCCTCGTGCTTCAGCACGGCCCCGTAACTCCCCGCATCATACTCGCCCGCCGCAGGCAAGGGCGCCCAGTCATGCTCGTCGAGGAAGACGCTGACGTACCGGCAGGTGTCGAGCCCGTGGTCCGGGCACGCCGGGTCCGGAAGCTCCTTCACGAAGGTCCCGTCCTTCTTCCTCAGGTAGACGTAGCTGGGGAACTCTTCCGCGGTCCGCACGGGCATTCCCGCCGCCTGCACCTCCGGGTCGATCTCCTCAAGCGCGCTGCCGAGCAGGAACAGGCTCGGCTGGTTCAGCCGCTCCCGCACGATCCCCACCCCGGGCCACCACTCGTTCTTCCCGCCCGTCGCGATCTCCTGCCCCTTGATCAGCCGGATCGAGTCCTGCTGCACCAGACGGTGGTTGAACATGCGGATGTTGTCCGGCCGCGACGGATCGCACACGACCCGCCGGAACTTGAACTTCGCATGCAGCATCGCCAGCTTCTCCGTCCACCAGACCGGGTCCCGCTTCGTCTGGTAGACCTCATGCACCATGAACGCTCGCTTCTGCGCGTCCAGTCCCCACACCTGCAAGCACCCCGGCTTCGCGAACCCGAAGTCCACCCCGGCCACGAACCACACCAGTTCGACGACCTTGTCCCACTGCGCGACCTCGATCCGCCAATACCCATCCTCCTCCTTGTAGAGCCGCCCGTCGAGCACGTGCGTGTCCGCGTTGAAGCTCTCGTAGATCGCGCCTTCCGCGGACACCCACTTCCCGTCGTAGAGCCGGGCCTTGATGTGCGGGATCGCAATGCTCCGCAGCGTCTCCTTGTACTTCTCCGTCACGGTCGGGTTGTCTTCGAACGTGAACGTGATCCGCCTGAGCCGCCCCTGCGTCGCCGCGCGGTTCAGCCAGTGCGAATCCGAGTCCGGGTTGCATTCCGCGATCATCCGCGGAAACTTCAAGCGCCCGCTCCGCATGCACCGCTTCAGCTTTTCCCAGTCATCCTGCGTGATCTGCGTCGCCTCATGCACCACGATGATGTCGTACTCGCCCGAAAACGTCTTGCCCACGTCGTCCAGTCCCCCAATCACGACCTCCGCCCCGTTGGGGTACGTGTAGCTGTGCCGCGTCGTCTTCGACGGTCCACGCCGCGCTGGGTGACGCGGCGGCAGCACGTCGCGTTCCCACGTCGTCAGGACCGTGTCCGTCATGTCCTTGCGGCTCTTCCGGCAGAGCAGTACACGGCAGCCAGGCACCAGTTCGCAGTTGAAATGCACATACTCCAGGTCCGTCCTGGTCTTCCCCGTCCCCGCCGGACCTTCCACCAGCACTTCCGGGTCCTCTCCGTTGAAAATCTGCTCGCTCGGCCCGCCCTTCATCATCACGAAGTCGTGCGGACCGATCGTGTGACGCCCGACCTTCTTCGGGCCAGCGACCTTCGGGGCTTCAGGCATTCGCCGTGAAACTCTCGATCGGCAGTTCGATCCGCCGGTTACTCTCGCACAGTTCCTTCCACTCCTCCGGGTCCACCGTAATCAGCCGCTTCTGCTGCGTCACCGTCGCCTCGATCGTCACCTTCGGGTTCAGGTACGGCACCAGTCGGCTCGCCCGTTCCATCGCGTCGTTCCGCAACGCGATCCGTCGTATCGTCCCACCACGGTTCGGCACGGGCCGCCCCTTCTCGTCCTGCACGAAGTCCCGCGAATCGTCCTCCAGGTCCTCTCGCGTCTCGTCCAGCCACAGTTCACACCGCGCCGCCATTGCCGCCACGAACGCGTCCGCAAAGTCGGGCCGCTCCTTCCGCCACTTCGCCAGCGTGAAGTTCGACGGCATGTCCTTCCGTCTCGTGATGACGTTCAACTTCCCGCCGTCCGCGAGCAGTTCGATCAGCTTCGTCGCGATCACCTCGTCGAACTCTCGCGGCCTCGGCCCGACCAGTTCAACCTCGCCGCCGGACGCAGATCCCTCCCGCCGGCCGTTCGACTCGCCACAGTTCCCACTTCGGCCTGATGTCAATCGTTCGCCCTTCGTCGCTCGCGTAGATGTACCAGTCCTGAGCTTTCCGTTCCGGTGTGTACGTCAGACACACGAAGGCCCAGCTTCGTATCAATGCCCGCTTCGCCTCCCCCATCACCCCGCATCTCGACCGTTCAACTTGAACGTCCGCTTCTCCGCCTTCGACGCCGGCATGCTCAGCGACTCACGGATCATTTGCTGCACCCCGGCACGCCTGATGTCGGCCTCCACCTGCGCCGCCATCTCGTCTAGCTTCGCGAACGCCTCCTCCGGTGAACTCGCCTTCAGC